AGCAGTGGATTGGGCGGGTCGTAAATCTTCGCAAGCCTATCAGCTAGCCAAACGCGCAAAAGAAATTAAGCGTGATATGGAATTCATGCTGACAGGTGAAACACCGAAAGCTGCTGGTGCGGCTGGTGTAGCAAGGGCAACTGCTTCCTGTATGACTTGGATGGGAGATGCTGTAGCGGCTGACTCCAACATCATAGATGGTAGTCCTGCTGCTCCAGTTCCAATCCTTAATGCTGGTACAGGCGTTGGTGTTGCGGCTCCTGCTGGTGCTGACAAGGTGCTAACGATGGCGATGGTCAACGATTGTGTTGAGCAGATCTTCAAGGCTGGCGGTTCGCCTGATGTGATTATGTGCGACTCTTCGTTGAAAGTCAAAATGTCTTCACTAGCTGGCTCAACGGTTGCTGACATCGTGATGAATCACGACAAGGCTTCCCCAGCAAGTGCGGTCAACTCTGTTGACGTTATCGTAACAGACTTTGGTACTTTCAAGATTGTGCCTAATCGTTTCTGCTTGCCTAACCAGTTGTATGTGTTAGATTATGATTTCTGGTCAATTGACTATTTACGTCCGTTCCAGACTGAGACTCTAGCTAAAACTGGTGACTCTGTAAAGCAGATGATGGTTGCTGAATATGGCCTTCGTGGTAAGAATGGTCAGGCTTCTGGCGCTGTCATTGGTATTAAAGCTGCGTAAGATGTACTGGGGGCGGCTCTTAGGGGCCGCTCCCTTTCACTTAAAGGAAAAACATGAGCGTAAAGAAAGCATTGAAGGAAGGGCTAAAGCCTCAGAAGGAACCTAAAGCTTCCAAGTCTGATTATTCCGAAAAAGGTTCTAGAGATAAAGCAATAAAGTCTTTCAGGAAGATGTCAGGAAATCGCGGGGATATGCCGCTATGAATGATAAACATATTCGACCTTCTTTTTTTGAAGACCATAATGATGGGACATACAGCATTGTTACCTATCAAGATGTGAATCCCATCCTTGAAACTAATAAGGATATGAGCAACAACTATGGTGATAAGCTTACTCCCGGTAAGCAAGCTCACGGAACTAGGGTTGCATCTATCCCATCGATAATCTGGGAGCAGTGGTTGAAGGATACTGGCGGGGCTATTGAGAAAGACCCCAAGCTGCTTGCAAAATATTTAAATGATCCTGATCACAAATATTTCAGGACTACTCCAACGAGGGTATAACTATGTGGCTATATAATCCCGGTCAACCCGGAGCAGTACAAACAAACTTTGGTATTCTGAACAACAGCGTTTACTTTATCGCCCGTAGATAATGGCAATTTCGACGTATACAGAACTGCAAACAGCAGTTGCTAACTGGCTAGATAGGGATGACCTATCTGCTAGGATACCTGAGTTCATTTCATTAACTGAAGCTAGGTTCAATAGAATCCTGCGTATCCGCTCTATGGAGACAGAAGCTGACCAAGCTACTGTTGCTGGAACTAGAAGCTATCCACTGCCTACTGACTATCGGCAGATGCGTACAGTTCACTTAACTACTAACCCAATAACTCCTTTGAGTTATATTACTCCTGAAATAATGGATAGGATTTGGGCGGGTAGTACGATGGGTAAGCCGATGTCTTATACTATAAAAGGAAATAACATCTATCTAGGCCCGTCCCCTGATGTTGTATATACAGTAAGGTTTCTATACTACAAGACAGTGCCAGCATTGTCAACTTTGGCTCCTACCAATGATATACTGACGGACTCACCGGATGTCTATCTATATGGGTGTTTATTAGAGGCAGAGCCGTTCTTACAAAATGACGCACGAGTTCAACTATGGGCTACAGCGTTTCAACAAGCAATAGCGGACATTCAAGAACAGGATGAGAAGGATAGACATTCTGGTGTACTGAGGGTTCTCAATACAGGCGGGTACTACTAATGGCATTAGAAACTGGCAATTATATTAACAATCTGGTTCCAGCGAACCCCCCTGCTGGCGACCCAGTAAGTCAGGGTGATAACCATCTCAGACTAATCAAGAAAGTAGTACAACAGTCTTTCCCGTCTGTAGATCAAGTAGTTAACGCGGTACATACTAAGGCAACCGCTCCAGCTACAGGACTTACGGAAGGTCTTATCTGGATTGATACCTCTGCTGGCGCTGGCAACCATCTAATCAAAGTATACGATGGTGCTACATTCCTAACTCTGCCATTCAGTGTAGAAGCAGCCAAGACTGTTGATGTAGATGGCGGTGCGATTGATGGAACTACGATAGGTGTAACGACCCCTGCTGCGGTAACTGGCACAACGGTCAAAGCAGATACTAGCTTAGAACTAGCTACAGGCGCTACAGTAACAGGCGTCGACAATGGCGCATTAGGCTCAAGCGCAACACTACTGGCTACTCAGGGCGCTATCAAGACGTATGTAGATGCTCAAATAACTGCTGAAGATTTAGACTTTCAGGGTGATAGCGGTACAGGCACAGTAGACCTAGACTCCCAGACTTTAGATATAGCTGGTGGCGCTAGCATAACCACAACCGCATTAGGTCAAACACTAACTGTAGCCGCTGATGATGCAACCACTTCCGCTAAAGGTGTAGCATCTTTTGACACGAATCATTTCGATGTAACGACTGGTGCGGTATCCATAAAAGCCGATAGCATTGATGATACTTTGATTGACTTTGGTACTGGAGCTAATCAGGTTAGCACGGCAGATGTTCCAGAGGAAACAAACCTTTACTACACTAACGTCAGAGCAGATGCAAGGATAGCAGCAGCCGATATTGGCGATCTGAATAATGTAAACACTACTGGTCTTGCTGATAACGACATTTTAAAGTATGACTCTGCTGCGGGTACATTTGTAGTAGAACCAGACAGAATAGCTAACCATCTCACAACTAAGGGTGACTTGCTTGGCTTCTCTACGGTAGAGACAAGAGTACCAGTTGGTATTAACGGTACAGTATTAACAGCCGACTCAACAGGAACATACGGTGTTGCATGGACTGCTGGCGGTGATGCTGTCGGTACAGCGGCGGCAATGGCAATCGCGTTAGGTTAGGAGGAAAGAATGGCAAACGCATTTAAAAATCACGGTAAGAATCTTACTGACGCTACATTGACTACGGTGTTTACTGCGTCTACGGAGACAGTAGTTCACAGTATAACCATCTGCAATACGAATGGTACAGATAGTATAAATGCGTCTGTTAGTGTGATTGATACTTCAGATAGCTCTGCGGTATACCCAATCATCTCAACGGCTCCTATTCCTGCTGACAGCACGATGGTCTTTGCTGATGTCAAGCTGAATGTAGAGAACACTGATCTTTTAAAGGCTCAGTCTTCTCATGCAAGTGGACACTTAACGGTGTTCTGCTCAACTCTTGAGATCACCTAATGTCATACTTAGGAAACGAACAACTTAAATCCTCAGAGATTAGAAAGAGTACACCTGTCACTGCAAGTGGTGGTGAGACTACTCACTCTCTAGGATTCACTGCTGTATCTGCCCAAGCCGTGATGTTCTACATCAACGGTGTAAAGCAGAATACGGATACTTATTCAGTAAGCGGGACTACTCTTACGTTAGCGGGTGGTGCTACTTTAACTGTTGGTGATGTTGTTCAGGCTATCGGCATCAATGACATCGGTACGTCTATTACTGTTGCGCCTAACAGCATTGGAACAAACGAACTAGCAGCAACGGGAACCCCGACAGGTTCCAAGTATCTGAATGGGAGTATGGTGTGGTCAACTATCACCACTCCAACCGCTGGCGATATCACCACAGCGAATAACTTTTTCCAGAACTGGAATACGATTGATACAAACACAACTAGCACGTTCGCTACAACTATTAACGCCGCAATCATTGGACCGATTACTGTTACAGGTTCTTATGAATGGACCATTAGCGGTACATTGAACATCCTTTAGGAGTAAAACATGGCATCAAAAATTATAGTAGACCAACTGGAAAAAAGCGGTTATACGACTTTAACGCTTCCATCAGCGAATGCTACGGCTAATCAATATATTAAGAACGATGGCGCTGGCGCGCTCAGTTGGGCGACGCTTCCTGCGAGCGGTAAGATTTTACAAGTTCTTGAAGATAATCTAAATACATCAGTAAACTCAACAAGCACATCATATGTTGCTAGTGGCTTGTCAATAGCTATCACGCCAGCATCTACAGGTAGTAAGTTTTTATTAAACCTTTCTGGTGGAACTTGGGCGAATGCTTCAGATGGGTATCAGGCTTCCGTCACATTTTACGTTGATGGTTCTGAAGTTTCAGATACCGGTCCTTACGAACAGAAAGACGAAAACCATAATGGTAACGGGTGGGTTGGACACAGCGCCACTTGTTTGCATAGTCCCTCAACGACAAGCGCTGTTACGTATACAGTATATTATAAAGCAGAATCTGGTAGTACGGCTCATTTTAATAGAACACCAGCTCGTACCGTATTCACCGTAATGGAGATAGGAGCATGAGACACGAAGCAATAAGAGAAATTCACCCTAATGTTGTTACAATACATGGTGACGAGTGGGGTAAACTCCAAGCGTGGGATGCTGATG